CCAAAAACGTTTATACAGATCTCTGAATGTTCCTATTAATAGACTAGAACAAGAGGCTCAGTTCTCATTAGGGCGTTCTACTGAGATCAATAGAGATGAAGTTAAGTTTCAAAAGTTTATTGATCGCTTGAGAAAACGTTTCTCTATGCTGTTCACAGAAATCTTGAAGAAACAACTTATCATGAAAGCAATCATCACAGAGGAAGATTGGAAGCAATGGCAACCTGATATTGTGGTTGACTATGTGCGTGATAACCACTTCTCAGAACTTAAAGATGCAGAACTTCTTCAGAACAGATTACAGACACTAGATACAATGCAACAATATGTTGGAGAGTTCTTCTCTAAAGAATATGTGATGAAAAATGTGTTGCAGTTAGATGATGATGGTATCAAAGATATGAAAAAACAAATAGAGCAGGAAAGATCTGCTGGCGAAATTCCAGATGATGAACAAGGAGATGACGATGGAAATTGAAGACCTAATTAATAGTGTAGTGGACCAAGACTTTAGTAAAGCCGCTCCTACATTTGCAGAGATTATGCAATCTAAAATGGACGATGCTTTAGAGCAAGAAAAGATTGCACAAGCAGATCAAGTGTTCAATGGGGTTACAGACGAACCTAGTGAAGAGGATGAAGACCTTGTTGATGACATCACAGATGAAGAGTTAGATGATGCTATCGATGAACTTGAAGTCGATGATGAGACTGAAGAAGAAGTCGCATAATATTATTACTCAAAAATAAAATAATTATAAATAAAAGTTAAGATAAAATGACAAAAACATTTAAACAACTTAGAGAACTTGCGGGAAGAAATCCTTCTGGAACTGAAGTCTTTAATAAAAAGATCAGTAAGATACCAGTAAAGATAACTAAGGAAAAAAATGATTTTGTTGTCTACATAGATGGTGATAGACTTGATAGTTACAAGACTCAGCGTGAAGCTGAAAAGATGGCTAAAGAGTTTGTCAAACAATATAAGGGTTAACTGATGAAGCTTATTACAGAATATACTGAAACTGATGTTCAGTGCATTGTAGAGAAAAAAGAAGATGGCTCAAAAACTCATGTGATTGAGGGTGTCTTTGCTATGGCTGAATCAAAGAACCGAAATGGACGTATATATCCAAAAAGCATTATGGAAAATGCTGTTAATAAATACGTCGATGAACAAGTTTCCAAGGACAGAGCGGTAGGGGAGTTAAATCACCCTGATGGACCAACTGTTAACTTGGATAAAGTTTCTCATAAGATTACAGACCTTTCAATGGAAGGAAATAATGTTATGGGAAAGGCACGAATTTTGGATACTCCAATGGGCAATATTGTTAAAGGTTTGCTTGAGGGTGGTGTTCAACTAGGTGTCTCAACTCGTGGTATGGGTAGCCTTGAGCAACGTAACGGAACTATGTACGTCAAAGATGACTTTATGCTTAATACGGTTGATATCGTACAAGATCCATCTGCACCAAATGCTTTTGTTAATGGAATAATGGAAGGTGTTGATTGGGTCTGGAATAATGGCATCATTGAAGCTCAGGAAATTGAAAAAATAGAGACTGAAATTAAACGTGCTCCACGTGCGGATCTATATGAAACGCAAGTTCGTGAGTTCAAAAATTTCCTCTCGTTAATGAAAAACAATCAATATTAAGGAGTCAAGCATGACTGATCAAATCGAAGAACAGGATGTGGAACTTCTAGACGAGTCGGAAGTCGAAGAAGCACACGATCCTAAGAATGCTGAAGCTCAATCTGTTGCATCTGTAGATGCTGCAGAGGAAAAAGGCCCGAAAGCGAAAGCTCGTAAAGGCGATAAGAGCAACAGCCAACCGTCTGAGTTAAAACCTGCTGGCGGCAAAGCAATGAAGGCAGAAAATGTCGAGATTGATGGAGATTTTAGTGAAGACCTAAATGCTCTTGTCGAATCTGAAGCCACACTCAGCGATGAGTTCAAAGCTAAAACAGCAGTTATTTTTGAAGCAGCGGTTAAGTCTAAACTGGCAGAAGAGATTGACCGTTTGGAAACTGAGTACCAACAACAGTTGGACGAAGAAATCCAATCAACTAAATCTGATCTTGTCGAAAAAGTAGACAGCTACCTCAACTATGTGGTTGAACAATGGATGGAAGACAACAAAGTTGCGATTCAATCTGGACTACGTTCAGAAATCGCAGAAGGATTTATGGACAAGTTGAAAGACTTGTTTGTAGAATCTTACATTGAAGTCCCAGAGTCCAAAGTAGACCTAGTAGACGAACTAGCAACTGCAAACGAAGAACTAGAAGAACAGTACAACGATGCAGTAGCTAAGAGCCTATCACTTGCAGAAGAGCTAAACTCTTTCAAACGCGCGGCGATTATTCGTGAAGCGTCAAAAGACTTGGCAGAAACTCAAGTTGAAAAGCTAACCAAACTCGCAGAGAGCATTGACTTTGAATCAGAAGAAGATTTTGCAGCAAAAGTAGATACTTTGAAAGCATCATACTTCAAGTCAGACGCGCCAACTTCACCTATCTCAGAAGATACAGAAGATGACAACGCAGATGACACTGTTGAACTAACAGGTTCAATGGCTGATTATGTCAGCGCACTTAGAAAAACAATAAAATAATTAGGAGATCCTTAAATGGAACAAACTTATGATCGCTTAGTAGAAAAGTGGTCTCCAGTATTGAACGAAGAAGCAGCAGGTAAAATCACAGACGCTCACAAGCGTTCTGTAACTGCAGCAGTTCTGGAGAACACAGAAAAAGCATTGCAAGAGCAAGGCTTGATGGAAACAGCAGCTAACGCAGCTGGTAACGGTGTTTCAACTGTAGATGGCGGCACAGGCGCAGCGTCTAACTGGAACCCAATCCTTATCTCACTAGTTCGTCGTGCTATGCCAAACCTAATGGCATACGACATTTGTGGTGTTCAGCCAATGTCAGGTCCAACAGGCTTGATCTTTGCGATGAAATCACGCTACAAAACAACTAAAGCTGGTGCAAACGGTACTGGTTCAGGTACAGAGGCACTATTCAACGAAGCACTAGTTGGCTTCTCAGGTGACTCAACAGCAACTGGTAACGGTTCAGCAGGTCCATCTGGTCTATCTGGAGTATCAGATACAGACGGTGGTGGATCATTGGTTGACTCAGGTGCATCATATGTACCAACAACAGGTGACGCATACACAACAGCAGAAGCTGAAGCACTAGGTAATACTGGTGAGTCATTTGCTGAAATGGGTTTCACCATTGAAAAAGCAACTGTGACAGCGAAGTCACGTGCATTGAAAGCAGAGTACACACTTGAGCTTGCACAAGACTTGAAAGCAATCCACGGTCTAGACGCAGAGACAGAATTGGCAAACATCTTGTCAACAGAAATCTTGGCAGAAATCAACCGTGAAGTTGTTCGTACAATCAACGCACAAGCGAAGATTGGTGCGCGTCAAGCTAACGTAACAACCAAAGGTATCTTTGACTTGTCATCAGATGCAGATGGTCGTTGGTCAGCAGAGAAGTTCAAAGGTCTTGGTGTACAGCTAGATCGTGAAGCTAACACAATCGCAAAAGAAACACGTAGAGGAAAAGGTAACATGGTTATCTGTTCTTCAGACGTTGCTACAGCACTTGCAGCTTCAGGAATGTTGGATTACGCTCCAGCGTTGTCAACAAACTTGAACGTAGATGACACAGGCAACACATTTGCTGGTGTTCTAAATGGTCGTATCCGCGTATACATCGATCCATATGCAGAAACAGATTACATCACTGTAGGTTATAAGGGTACTAACCCATATGACGCAGGTGTATTCTACTGCCCATACGTACCACTAACAATGGTTCGTGCAGTTGGTGAGAACGACTTCCAGCCACGTATCGGGTTCAAAACTCGTTATGGCATGGCATCAAACCCATACGTAGGTTCAGATGCGGCTGATGGTCTTGCAACTAACCGTGAGAACCAGTACTACAGAATCTTCCGCGTAGACAACATCTTGACATAAGAATCAAGAGTTCGGAAAAACTTAAGGGAGCCGTTTGGCTCCCTTTTTTTATTGGCGATTGCGGAAGGACTCGAACCCTCAACCTACAG